AACCAGCATTTGACGATAACTTGTCTTTATAATAATAATTAAAAATATAATATTATGGATAATACAACAGCATTTGTATTAGGCAATGGTGAATCTCGTAAAGGTATTTCCGTTGCTGATCTACAGCTACACGGCAAAGTTTGGGCCTGCAACGGTGTGTATCGCACCGAAGAACCCGATGTGCTGGTGTGTGTGGATCCTAAAATGGTGTTGGAAATCTCAGAAACAGAATATCCTGTCACTCACGAAGTGTGGAGCAACTACAATCATCAGTACGACAAAGTAGAGCGAGCCAAGAATCACATACAGTTTTTTAAACCCTCTCTAGGGTGGAGCTCAGGTCCTACCGCATTAAAACACGCCTGTGATCAAAGTTTTAAAACCATATACATACTGGGATTTGATTATCAAGGACATCCTAGAGCCAACAAAGGACAATTTGCATTTAATAATCTGTTCAAAGGCACTCGCAACTACAAACCTGTGGAAGCAGATGCCACGTTCCACGGCAATTGGATGAATCAAACCAAACGATGTTTAAATGATTATCCAAACATACAGTTTATAAGAGTAACCCCTCGCAACGGATTTCGTCCCCACGATCTAGATTTTGCCGCCAACTTTAAAACCCTAGATATTGAAGATTTTTTGAAGCTATATAATTTGCAGATCAAAATATAGAGTAATACAGTCATATAATTCCGTGAATGACCGTTTTAACCGCTTTTGACACCTGTTTCACCGCCTATATAGTAAATACCTACACTTATAAGTAATCAACGCATACACAAGGAGCACGTGCAAAATGTCAAACAAATTTGAACAATTATTAGAATTGTTAATTAACGAAGAGAATGATAAAGCAGAAGCTTTATTTCATGAAATCGTAGTAGAAAAGTCTAGAGACATCTACGAAGGATTAGCAGAAACTAACGAAGAAGAAACTAAAGAAGAAACTGTAGGCGAACAAGTAGAACTTGCAGATGAATCTAAAGACGAAACTGTTGAAGAAGAGTCTATCGAAGAAGTAGGTGGAGATGCAACTGATGAATTAATCAAAGACATATCTGCTGAAGAAGAAGGCGATGCTGATGCTAACGGCGATGCTGGCGAAGAAGAAGAAGTTGCTGGTGACGAAGAAGGCGATGTAGAAGACAGAGTAGTTGATTTAGAAGATGCTTTAGACGAATTAAAAGCAGAATTTGAAAAAATGATGTCAGGCGATAAAGGTGAAGAAGAAGAAGTGATACCAGGTGAAGAGGAAGCAGAAGAAACGGCTTTAGCACCAGTAGAAGCTCAATTGCCTTTTGAAGCTAAGGAAACTGTAAAAGAATACAAAATTCCTAAGTCTGCTGATAACGCTGACAAAGCTGACAACAAAAAATCTCCAATAAGTGATAAAGGCGGCAAAAAAGTAGGAGCAGATGCTAAAAACATTGCTCAAGGTTCTGCAGAAGAAAAAGGCAGACCAGCACCTACAGCGGCTAAAATCATTGGCGATGTAGCAAACACAGGCGGAAAAGCAACAGTGTCGTTAAAAGCGGTATCTAAAGCTGATGCGTCTGACAAAGCTGATAACAAAAAATCTCCAGTTGCTTCTAAGTAATTGAGATTTTAAGGAGAAAGTCGGATGTCATCATTGTACCTACGAGAACAACTAACGTTTGATCAAGCACGAGTGCAGGTTTTATACGAAGGTAAAGATGGAAAAGATCTTTACATGAAAGGTATCTGTATTCAAGGAGGCATTAAAAATGCCAATGCTAGAGTTTATCCTGTGAATGAAATACAAACAGCAGTGAAAACACTCAATGATCAGATCACGTCAGGTTATTCTGTACTAGGAGAAGTAGATCATCCAGACGATTTAAAAATTAATTTGGACCGAGTTTCCCACATGATCACAGAAATGTGGATGGACGGTCCAAATGGATATGGCAAAATGAAAATTTTGCCGACACCTATGGGCAATCTTGTTTCAACGATGTTGGAATCAGGTGTGAAATTAGGCGTTAGCTCACGAGGAAGTGGAAACATTTCTGAGTACGGCAACGGCGAAGTTTCAGACTTTGAAATCATCACGGTGGATATAGTTGCTCAACCTTCTGCACCGGGTGCTTACCCAACTGCGATATACGAACATCTTATGAATACCAAAGGTGGAAGTAGAGCAATGGGTCTGGCGGCTGAAGTTAGAAATGATAAAAAAGCACAAAAAGCCCTTACAGAGGCACTAACCAACATAATCAAAGGACTAAAATAATGTTCGACGCGATATCAAAACTAGTTGAATCAGGCGTGATTGGAGAAGACACTCAAAAAGCCATCTCTGAAGCGTGGGAATCAAAAGTTAAAGAAAACAGAGAAACAGTGGCGGCTGAACTCAGAGAAGAATTTGCACAAAGATACGAGCACGACAAAGGCAATATGGTCGAGGCTATCGATAAGATGATGACTGACAAGTTGTCCGAAGAAATCAGCAAATTTGTTGAGGACAGAAAAGTACTTGCTCAAGAAAAGGTCTCTTACAAAGAATCAGTAGGAGCTCATTCTGCAAAATTAGAAGAGTTTGTGTTGAGCAAACTTACTAATGAAGTTAAAGAACTACACGACGACAGAAAATCTGTGTCTGAAAACTTTGGAAAATTAGAGGAGTTCGTTGTAAACGCACTCGCTAAAGAAATCAAAGAATTCTCAGAAGACAAGAAATCTGTAATCGAAACCAAAGTAAAATTAGTGAAAGAAGCAAAAATTCAATTAGCAAAATTGAAAGAATCTTTCATTAAGAAATCGGCTCAAGTTGTTGAATCAGCTGTCACTAAAAAATTGAGTGAAGAAATCTCTCAATTAAAAGAAGACATCACATCAGCTAGAGAAGTTTCTTTTGGTAAACAAATTTTTGAAGCGTTTGCTTCGGAGTATCAGTCTTCTTACTTAAATGAGAAGTCTGCATCATCAAAACTTATGAAAGTTGTGGATGAAACTACTTTGAAACTACATAACGCTGAGAAATCCATCGCAGAGACGAAAGTGGTGATTGAATCTAAAGAACGAGAAATTGTTCAAATTAAAGATTTGATGGAACGCAAGGCGACGATGGCAGAGTTGCTCAAACCTTTGAGCAAAGAAAAAGCAGACGTGATGAATCAGTTGCTGGAATCAACAGAAACTGGTAAATTAAAATCTGCATACAACAAGTATCTTCAAGCAGTGATGGAAGATGCTCCTGTGTCAAGAGCGAAGAAAATTATTTCTGAAGCTTCTGGCGATAAAGCAGGTGCTCCTCGATCAGAACGAGACGATGCTGAACTAGGCAGTATCCGTGTATTAGCGGGTCTGACTAAAACTAACAACTAAACATAAAGGGAACGAAACAAATGAGTGAATTATTTGAATCAAAATGGGGCGAAACTAAAGCCGCTCTAACTGAAGGTTTGGTGGGCAACAAGAAAAAGACTATGGACATCCTCTTAGAAAACACTAAGAGATATTTGTCAGAGTCTGCTACTGCAGGTGCTACATCTGCCGGTAACGTTGCTACATTAAACAGGGTTATCTTACCAGTAATTAGACGGGTCATGCCGACTGTTATCGCTAACGAAATCGTTGGTGTACAGCCTATGACTGGTCCGGTAGGACAAATCCACACACTAAGAATTAGATATGCTGATTCATCTTCTGGAACAACGGGGACAACACCAGGCGAAGAAGCATTATCTCCATTCAAGATTGCTGAAGCTTATTCAGGAAATAACACTGGTGCAGGCGCAGGTGCGGCTACAGCGGCGTTAGAAGGTACTGCCGGAAAAAGACTAAGCATCCAAATCTTGAAACAAGCGGTTGAAGCTAAATCAAGAAAACTATCTGCAAGATGGACTTTTGAAGCGGCTCAAGACGCTCAAGCACAACAAGGTATCGACGTTGAAGCTGAAATCATGGCGGCATTAGCACAAGAAATTACTGCTGAGATCGACCAAGAAATCATTGGTTCATTAAAATCATTGGCAGGTACTGCTCAATTGACTTATAACCAAGCGGCTGTGTCAGGTACTGCAACTTTCGTTGGTGATGAACACGCGGCTTTAGCTGTTCAAATCAACAGAGTAGCGAACACTATTGCACAAAGAACAAGAAGAGGTGCAGGTAACTGGGCGGTGGTTTCACCAACTGCGTTAACTATACTTCAATCTGCAACAACTTCAGCTTTCGCAAGATCAACTGAAGGTACGTTCGAAGCTCCTACAAACACTAAGTTTGTTGGTACTTTAAATGGTGCAATGAGAATATACGCAAATGCTTACGCGATTAACGACGACGTATTGGTAGGATACAAAGGTGCATCAGAAGCAGATGCGGCGGCGTTCTATTGCCCTTACATTCCGTTGATGTCATCAGGCGTTGTGTTAGATCCAGCAACTTTTGAACCAGTAGTAGGTTTCTTAACAAGATATGGTTATGTTGAATTGAACAACACAGCTTCATCTCTTGGTAACGCGGCTGACTACTTGGGTTTGATCGATTTGTCAACTAACGTAGCAAACTTAAAATTTGCATAATCTTTAAGATTATTAAATTTGGAAAAAAGGTCACTTCAGTGGCCTTTTTTTTTGACCGAATTAAACACTCAACAAAACTTTTTACAAATTAAGATAAATAACAACAGTTCAAAAGAACTTCACAATAGTGTGAAGACTTATGCGGAACTAAACCACCGCGTACCGATTAGACTCGGATTGGACTCCTAACTAAAGGAGAAAAAAAATGGGAAGACCCGTAAAAAAATCACGTTTTGGAAGCACAGCAGGCGACTTTGAAGTCACTGGTGCATTTTCAACAAACGCAGTACAACCAGATGGAACAGGTGCAGAAGCGGCATCTACAGCATCGGGCAACTACATCGTATCTCAGAGAGGAAGTCAAAAATTTTTAATTAACTTCTTATCCACAGATGCATCAACAAGACTAGAACAAGTGTTACAACTCACAGCAGTGGCACCAGGCTCACTAACAGCTGGGCAATTCTGTGTGCAAGTCATACTAGATGACTCTACAGTAGCATATGTGTCCAAATTCTTCAACAGAACTGTACACTATGTAACTGCCGCTGGCGCTACAGGCTCAATACCTTATGTGATGTTAACTGAAGCAACAGACGAAGGCGACAACACAGGCGTTGGTACTATCGACGTAATATAATCATAGTAGAACACGTGCTTATAAGAATGTGGGGAGTTGTATGCTCCCCCATTTCTTTTATAAATAACAGTAATATATGGCAAAACGTATTGTAAACTCAGGTGATTATTCGATTACAGCAGGCACAGGTATATCAGGTGTCAACACCATCTCGCTCATTGCGGCAACTGTAAGAATTCCAGGACAACTGATTATTGAAGGATCACAGACTGTGATCAACTCAACCACACTATCAGTAGAGGATCCATTCGTCGAAGTCATTAGAAACAACTCAGGTTCGGACCTGGATGGTGGTATCTATGTGAATCGAGGTGGAGCTGGTAACAATGCTGTGATATTTTGGGACGAGGGTGATGATCTATTCAAACTAGCCACAACCACAAACAGTGCTTCTACATCTCCATTAACCAACATAACACTGGCAAAATTACAGATAGCAGAACCATCAGCTGGTTCAGATGCCGCTACAAAAAATTATGTAGACACAGAAATTAGTGTCGTTGCTGGATCCAGTTTTTCATACGTAGGAGATGATTCCACAGGTATCACGCTCAATGCTGGTGAGACTCTGAAGTTTGCAGGCGGTTCAAACATATCATCAGTTGCGGCGGAATCAGACACAATAACAGTTTCTTTGAATAATGATTTAACCAACATTACTTCTATAACATCAAATGCATCCAACGGTAATTTAACACTAACAGCAAACGGCACAGGCGAAATAGTGCTGAATGATATACTAACATTCACAGTAGGTTCAGCAAACCCAACTGCTACTGCATCTACCAAAATGTATAATAAAACAGCGGCAGGTGGCGGAACGGGTCTATACTTTAAAAACTCCAACATCAATTCAGGTACAGAAGGAGAATTGATAAGTAAAAAGAAAGCAACAGCGTTAGCTATTGCTCTAGGATAATATATGGCTATTACAAACTTTCAAATTTCAACAGGAACAGGCACAGAAGCATTTGCGGCATCAGCAGACACTGCTGTGACCGCAATGTACATCACAAACAAATCATCATCTGATGGCAATGTGGATATCTACGTGGTTCCGTCGGGCGGCACTGTGAATGAAAACTTTAAAATCTACAATAATCTGCTAATACCGGCCCAAGACACCTACGTGATTGATTCAGAAAAATTAATTCTTGAATCAGGGGACAAGATCTATATTGCGGCACCAGACTCAGCGGCACAGTTCAACGCAACCATATCAACCATAGGATTATAATCCAATGGGTAGACTTGTAAAAAATCCAAAAATAAACCCAGGTGCTTTAGCTGTAAAAATTCCTACAGTGACCACTGCACAAAGGCCCACAGGAACAAACGGAGACGTCATTTATAATTCAACCACAGGCACATTCCAAATGTATGACAACGGTTGGGGGAATGTGTCCACAGGTACTTCTGCTCCAGGCACAGTGACCATTGATAATTTTCAAGGAGATGGAACCACAACAGTTTTTGGAAACGGATCGGGTAATATGGATGACTCCTCTGTGGCTAATTTAAGTTTTACAGTAATCGATCCTACAGACATTTTGGTATTCATTGGTGGTGTATATCAGATACCTACAGTCAACTATACTGTGGGTGGAAACACAATCACATTTGGATCTGCACCTTCAGACAACGACGGTATCAGCAATGATCATATCATCACAATCATACACGGCCTTAACAAATTAGGCGAATAAAAAAATAAGATTTAATTAATTGTACCAAACGGTCGCCATCCACCAGGAGTGCCGCCTTTAATGCATACCCAACCTACAGGAAGACCCAGAGCAGGCTTTTCACTCCACACAATAGATCCTGTGGTCCAAGCACCGGATTTGGGTTCTTGTTCTCCAGAACTAAAAATTCTATCTGCAAATTTAATATTACCCTCTACTTCTAATGATTGTTGAGGATTGTTAACACCAATTCCTAATTTATTGTGTATGCAAATATCACCATTAGATTTGGCTGTGAGTCTTGGTGTGTTGTCTGTTCCTATGGAGAACGGGGTATGTATTAGTGTTCCCACATAGCCAGTTTCTCCTGTGTGTCTTGTTATGATCTCGTATCCATTAGATTGCACAGAAAATTCCGCACTCGGGGAGTTGGTGTTTATCCCTACTCGATTGTCTTCAACAAATAGAGTAGTTGAAACCTGTAGATTATCTAATATTCCCACTGTAGATAGACTACTGTGTTTGACACTCCTACCTAGAGTATCTTTCCACAGCACTTCGTTATTGTCAATCATTACTGCGGTTTTAACATTGAGTTTTGGTACCTGTGCCTCCACATATTCCAGTTTGTCTGAATAAATTTTGCCTTTGATATAGAGATCTTTGAGTATTTCCACTCGACCATCTGATACAGTTATCTGTTTTTCTGTGGCAATATCTTTGATTCCTGTGGATGCAAAATTAGTAATAATACCACCATCTATAAGATCTCCAGATAGACTGTTGTCTTTTAGATCCAGCTGATCCACTACTATAGATTTTTCACGAATTCTGGTTTGTTTGTTAACAGGGAGTAGTGCCATATAATGATATTTATGGCTATATTGATATAACAGATATGTGGTAAATATTGATTATAAAACTATGGCTATACAAAAAATTGGCGGAAATATGCTGGAATCTAACCTCACAAGGGTTAGCAATCTGGCATTTCAAACAGATTTATTTTACTTAGATATCAGCAATGACAGAGTGGGTATAAGAACCGATGCTCCGGGCAACTATGCTCTAGACGTTAACGGTACAGCACGAATACAGAGCAATCTTACTGTGGGTGGAGATGCTACTATCACAGGTGATTTAACTGTGGAAGGAACTACCACAACAATCAATACTACCAACACCACTGTGGAAGATCCTATACTGTTGTTAAACAGCTCATCTAGTGGCGGTAACGATTCTGGTGTTATGATCAATAGAGCAGGTCAGGACAATGCAGTTTTCTATTGGGACGAAGACAATGACAAATTCAAATTAGTAACAACCACATCCGATGCTACCAGCACAGAGATTATAGAGTCTGCTTTCGCTGATTTCCAAGTAAACAATTTTACTGCGAATGACATCACTGCAAACTCTGTTGCAACAGATGGAATTAACATAAGCGACAACACAATTGCAACTACAAGATCCAATGATAATTTAGTGTTGTCACCTGCAGGCACAGGCACAATAGATGCCAGCAGTTCTCGAATTTCCAATGTCAGCGATCCAGCGGCAGATCAAGATGCCGCAACCAAGGCCTATGTGGATTCACAGCTTTCAGCGATACCAGAACTGGGAGATTTTAGTTTCACAACCAACAGAATAACACAAACAGTGTCCAATGCAGATTTTGAGATGGATAATTCTGGTACAGGAAATTTTGTTTTTATAGGCACCACAGGAATGATTATACCAGCTGGGTCTACAGCTCAAAGACCCACAGCACAACCGGGTATTATTCGATACAACACAGACACATCAAAATACGAAGTGTCACAGGATGGATCAACCTGGACAGCATTAAGGACTGAACAGACTGCTCGTGAAATCATAAAAGATGTTTGGGAAGGTGATGGTAGCACTACCACTTTTGAATTAACCACCACACCCACAGATGCTGATAATGTTATTGTGTATGTAGACGGAGTGATGCAGGAACCGGTGTACAATTATACAATAGCTGGAAACGTATTAGCGTTTGATGGATCTGCTCCTGGAGATTCTACCACAGAAGCACCACACATTGGAGCAAGAGTTGTAATCATACAAGGATTAGCTGAAGCTATAGATTAATAAACAGTTATACCTTCTTCATTTATCTTTAAATGAAATTTATTCAATACACTGTTCAATCCAGACAATATATATAATTCAGGTACTATTTTTAAATTGTTTTGTTGGTGTTTTATTAAAAAATCATAACACTCTTCTCCGGATTCAAACCACACACGTATGCCTAGATAATTGTATTCAGATTCTAATTTAACTGATCCTGAATATTGCTCAGCGATGCCGATTATTTTTTTTGTGTGCTCATTCATTCGATGCACTAGATCAGGTCGTGATTTTAGAGTACGTACATTCCTATTTCGACAGCTAGGTGGCCATTCCACTACAAGATGATATTTTAATGACGGATCTTTAGGTTTGGATAGCATGTTGTAGCATCTCCTTAAAAATGTTGGTGTCTTCCACAATGATATTTGAGTATTCATTGAATATATTAATCTTTTGAGGATTAGGTTTTCTGATGTAGGCAAATTTAGTTTGAGGATATATTCTAAAAAATGCTTTTAGAGCAGGTGTTTCCTTCTCACTGTCCAGTGTGTAACCTGTGAGGAATATACTGGGTGATCCCAACCAACAAGCAAATGCTAATGCTAGTTGTTGTTGTGATACGATCATTGGATCAAAATTGTATTCTAGAAGATCTGGAAATTCTGGCAGACATTCTATGCCTTTTTTCCATATGTATCGAGCATATAGACGACGAGGAGTCACAATGATCTTGCCCTCTCGCTGTGTATCTTTCATTATTCTCTCCAGAATCTGCTCATTGTTAGTGACTATGTAATTACAACCTTGTTTGAGCCCTGTTTCGGCGATGCCCACTACTGGATTTTCTGAGGAAGCATAGCCATGATCTATGCCTATATCTTGTACACCCGCTACTGTTATAAATGCCATATTGCTATTTAACGTGATA